GTATCGGTTGCTGCATCTTGCCAACTCGATCCATTGTAAACCCTTAAAATATTATTGGTTGTATTGAAGTACAGATCGCCATTACTTAGAGCATCACCATCATTATCTACTGATGGATCACTAGACTTTGCACCTAGATATGTATCATCAAAGCTATCAACAGAAGCTGCTGCTAACTCAGCATAATACTTAGCTGAATATTCAGAGCCATTGACAGTCGTATTTACATCAAATCCTGCACCACCACCGATTGCCCATTGTTTTGCAGAGCCACTTGTCTGTCCACTCTGTGTGCCAATCGCATATTCTTTAGCTGAATATTCTGTGCCATCTACAGTATTACTTGTATCTGTTGCCCATTCTTTTGATGCACCACTACCTGCTGTATCAGTTACACCAGTTCCACCAATCGCCCATGCTTTGGATGAATAATTACTGGACTCTACTGCACCATCTATTTTGATTGCATAGTTTTCTGCTTTATCAGCATTGGCACTGGCATTTTGTATTGCAGTTATATTTGTAGCATTTGTAGATATTGCACTTGATATACCTGCTACTGTAGTCACGTTACTAGATATACCTGCTACTGTTGTGATGTTGCTACTGATACCTGCCACTGTAGTAACATTGGCACTTATACCTGCTACTGTATTTATATTTGCAGTTATAGCAGACAAACTATTTACGTTTGCTATTGTTGGTCCTGCTTCAGCAGCACCAGTAGTAGCATTAAATCCTAAGACAGTTCCTAATCTATCTGCCTTTAGAGGTAATGTTAGATCAACTGCTGCATCAGAATCTTGTAATCTTAATGCTCTTGAGTTTTCATCATCAGCATCAGTTATCATAGTAAGCAAAGTATCTAACTCAGTATTCAGTTTAGATATTTCAAATGCACCTGAACTTGGGAAGTCTGTTGTTCGTGATAATGGTATCGCTCTTGTGATAACTACAGTGCTACCACCAGTAGCACCTGTTACAGTAGTTGTTACAGTTCCAGTAGAACCATCACCCCCTGTTACAGTGTACAAAGTTGTGTTACTTGTACTTGCATCAAAGGTACGTTCAACATTATCTACGAATACATTTAGGTCTGTTGACTTTGTAAAGAATACAAACGGAACAGCAAAGGATGTCTGTGTTACACCTTGAGAAACTGTGTAACTTATTCGTGGTGTATTGTCACTTAATGCTATAGTCATAATTAACCCTTACCTTTTTTTTAGTTAAAAGTCTATCTTTTTATACCCCCAGAGATTGCACGTAAATCATCATCAAGTCCAAGCAATCCCAACAAAGGTGCATTATATGATATAGTTTTTAAACCTTCTTCCGTTCTATCGTTGACAATATCATATGCTCCACTTACCCATTCTCTATACATATTAGGTGTAGCACCAAGCATACCAAAAGCAGCATCCCAACCAGTTGCATTATATCTACCTTTTAACCAAGTATTATCAGGATTATGTAATCCAAAAGCTGCTGAAGCTTCTATCCCTCTATATGCAAGCTCTGAGTAAAGACCCAGTATTCCTGATCTATCTACTACTTGCATAAATAGTTCATCATAATCTTTATCTTTGAACCACCAATCAGGTTTTCTTGTTGCAAGTATTATATATGACATACCCATCAAAGCTATTGCACCTGCTAATCTATGTTTTTTATTAGGATCAAACATAGGTCTTAATATTCTTTGATTGGCTGCAAAAGAAAAATTATAGAATTGAAATGGAAATCCCATAACACCTGATTCTATTCTTGCTATTGGATATCGATAAGAGCCATCAGCTTGTTTGCCTACAGAGGCACGTGGGTCAGGCTGTATTCCCATCTTTGCCATGTATGGTTTCCACTTTTTAAATACAAAACCATCTGCCATAGTTGGTCTGTCAAATGCAGTTGCATGCATAATCGTGTTTCTTGCACCATTATTTAAATATGTTTCCATAACAGCTTTTAAATCTCTGTCAGCTTTTGTTTTGGTTGCCCAACCTTGTATGTTTAACAAAGGTGTGTCTGAATCAGTAAACTGCCATGCACCATTTTCATATAATCGTTTTGCTAAATCTCTTGTTATTCCATATCTATCAAGTTCATCAATATCAAACCTATCAAGGCTATCATAATTTTTTATTTGATCGTAAAACTTTGGTATTCTAACTGCTGAATCAATTCTTTTACCTATAGTCGTAGCACCTGAAAGAAAATTAAATTTGTAAAATAAATTTTCCATTGCATCAGCACCTTTTTCAATCTTGCCCATTTGCAATGGTCGTGACATTTCGCCAAGCTGTCTGTCAACTGCCACGTTTTTCATCATTTCAATGCTTTCACCAGTGTGTAAAACTTGTTTTGCATTTGCTTTTATTTTGTCAAAGTTGCCATCCAAACTTCTAACAACAGTCTTAAATACATTACCTAATCCATGCTCTAAGATAGGCATTGCCACTGTTTCCTGAATAGCAGTAATACCTGCACCAGTAAGATATGTAACACCTGAAAACTTTTTAGATATACGAGCAAATTTATTATCAAACCTATGAGGATCTCTAGTCATTTGCCCTGCAACTCTTTCATAGTCTGCTAGAAAGTCTGATTTAATATTGGCTATTGCTCTATCTGTGTATTTTTTTGACGATAGCATTTCTGCTTCAAGCATATTTACAATATAATCTATGGAGTCATCCCCAAACTTTCTTGCATATTCTATTCTAAATCCCATGTTCTTTGCATATTGAGACAGAATACTAAGATCTTTAACAATGAAATCCTTTACTTTCCACTCAGGTATATTAGTAGTTCGCATCATTATATGCTTACCTTTACCAACACCTAATGGAGTATGATATCCCATAGGGTCATCTCCCATTGATAGGATATGTGACACATCTTCTGCTCCTGCTTTTTGTGCCTCTTCCAAACTAGTGATGGGTAATCTTTCATTCTTATTACCTGTCCATCTAGTAATGAAACCTTGTTCCATATAATGATCTGCAAATATATTTTCTAATTGCTTTTGTTTAGTTGGATCATCTAGCAACATTTGCTTGTCATAATATATTGACCATTTATAATTTTGACGAGTTTGCTGATAGCCATCATAAAAGTTTCTCTGCTTTTTAAGTTCTTTCATACTTAATCTATAAATTTCTTTGGCAGCAGGATCTTTTTCTTTACTTATCTTTTCTGTTAATTCTAAAATTCTATCATCAAGTTTTCTTATGCCTGATTTAACACTAGCAGGTGTATGAAACACACCAACATCTTGTGCTATTTCATCAAAGAACCTATAGAATTGTGCTATACGTTCCATACCCTTTCGTTTGTACTCAGGTATATTTGCAAAGTAAGAACTATTCCATGCAGGATTGCCATTCAATATTTGCAACTCAACAATCTCTGCCCTAAACTCTTCTTTAGATGGCATAGCTTTTAGATAATCTCTAGTTGCATCATTAAAATATTTAGTTTCAAGTTGCTTGCCAAGTTTATCTTGTGCAAATTGATATGGTGTGACGTAATCTATACCTGCAATCTTACCAGTGCCTTGTGTCTTATAGAATTGTTGCATATATAAATTGTCTATATACTGCTCTACCTCTAATCCTTTTGCATTATATATTTGTTGCATTACATCTATTGACTGTACTGGTCTGCCTTCCATAGATACAGAGCCATTAAATGCTATTTGCATATTAAAATCTTTGACAGTAGCAGGTGCTTCTTGTCCATCATACTTACCAAAGTGAATACGTCTAGAAGGTATTATTTTGTTAAAAAAATTAATTTTATCTATTGCTAATTCTTTTAATGTTGACCCTTTCATAACTGGATCTTTATCTAATGGCACATCAAACTTTTGATTTAATCTAAAATCAGCTTCAAGTAGCTTTATAGTTTCTTCATCTCGAACAAATGCTGTGTTTATTGGTGCATCTGTTTCTTGTGGATTAGTGCTTTTAACTTGAACAGGTCCTTGTTGTTGCACTCTTGATAACCCTTGAGGATCTAACTCAGATATATGAAATGCTGTCACTGGCTTTGCAGGCACATAATCTTTTATCTTTGATACTTCACCACTAAATTTATCTAATGGAAAGTCTTGCTTTCTAAAAACATATATAACATCACCTTGCCCTGCATCAATCATTGGATTAGATGTTTGAGCTATACCTTGTGCCAAACCATTTTTATTTATATCTTTATTCCTTGCAGATCTGTGAAACACGTAGTCAGGAAACCTGCCACCTTTGTTTAATCCTTCAATAATTGTATCTTTAACTGCATAGTTATTTACGTTTACTTTATTATCTGGATTCTTTTTTGCTTTATGCTTTGCAACAATATTACTAAACTTATTAGTTATACCTCTAGTGCCACCACCTAATAGTCCTGCAAATATAGTATTACCTGCTACATTTGTTATAGACTCTGCATATGTATTGAACGGATCAAAGGGTGCCCTTAAAGCTTCACTACCCATGCCAAACAAAAAGCCAATCTTTGCTGATTCCTTTGTCACACCCAAAGCAGACTTAGCTGCCCATGCTGCTCTTATACCAGTGTTGAATACTGGGTGAAAGAAAGCTATATTCAATGGATCAACAACACCTGCAACTAAAGTAGCACCAATACCTGATCTTTGAAAGACCTCACGATTCTGTTGCATAGCAAGCAAATCATTTTTTATGTAATCATAGTGTTCTTTATTCTTTGCTCGTGACAATTCATCAGCATAAAAATAATCTTCATTTTTTTGTATTTCACCTAACCAATCAAATGTTTCATCATATTCAGAATCCATAAATGCCAAATATTCTGAAGTAGCATTTGTTATTGGCAGCCATTGATATTTAAGATTAGCTTTAAATCCCTCAAAAAATGTTGGCTCTATACGACCTTCACTATCAGGATAAATAAAATGTAATGGTTCTACTTCTTTTGCTAAGTCACCAGTTGGTGTAAAAGATTTAGCAGGTACACCAGTATATTGAAGTTGCATTATCCCATATCCTCAGTCATAAAATCTGATCCATCACGTATATGAAAACCTAATAAACCAACTCTATCACCAACTCTATTTCTAGTTTGATTATGTATTAATGTTTTTGTATTTCCAAACTCGCCATAATTATAAGCTTGATGAAAACCTGCTTGTCTAAAATAATATGCTCTTAAATCTTGATCATCTGTATTTATAGCTTTGGTGACTGAAGCATAATATTTAGGAAAATCCCTCTTTAATCTATCATGTCCAAACTGATATGAAAAATCAATCAAAGCTTTCTGCCTATCAACAGCAAGTGTACTAAAGTTTTCAAACTCTTCATTATATTTTTCGTATATATCTTTAATCTTATCTGTATAAATTAAATCAGCTACTTGCTGTACCATGCCTCGTATACCACCTAGACCCATATCTCTTTTAAAATCGTTCATCTTTTCAACAAGCTGTGGTCTAGTAGCATTTGGATTTGAGTTAAGCCATGACTGTAATGGCTTTAATGCTGACTCTAATTCAGTTGGCATTTTTTCATAATCAGCATCAGTTAGATATCTAATATTAAAACCACGACCAATAGATAATGTATTGGCATCAACATATGGTGCGACTCTGAAGTTTTCTTTTTCTGAAGTATAATTAATAATATCAATCATACTATCTTGTATTTCTACTGCAACATCAGGTGTAAGCAATGATGTTTTAATATCCCTTATTGTATCTGTAATACCTTGTCTCATTGTTTCTGCACGAGTAATGAGTTGCCAAGATGGATTCTCAAATCCTTTGCCTTGTATTTTTTTCTCTAAATAACTATCACCTAACCCATCAACATACTCACTAAATGATTTATCTCTTGTGCCATCTTCTTTTAGTGAACCTTTTTGCAAGATATCAAGCACTCTATTTTCTGTACCTTGTTGTTGTGCTACTCCAAACTTATCATAATCTACAAACTCTTGCTGAGTTTTGGATTTGAAAAGATTCTGTCCTAAACTATAATCGCCACTTACTATTGGTGCATCAAAGTTTTTAATTGATTTTAGTGTAGAGTTATACGTAGGATCTATTTTGTCATTACCAATAAAATCAGCAAAGTTAATATCTTGTGTGTTAGGTTTATAAAGCTGAAGATCAGGTGGTGGCACTTTGGCATTTAATCTTTTTAATCTTGAATTATATACTTGTTGCAGACTTCTCTTTCTTGTTTCTTCAGCATCATATCTTAATTGTTGATCAAGCTCTTTAGTATTAAAATACATTTCTACACCTTCATTATTCAATAAAGGTATTCCATTAGCATCTACTATAGTGTATGCCTGATCGCCAAACTGTGAGTTTCTATAATCAGGTAACAGAAAATATTCATCACCTAACATACCTTCTATGTTAGATGTTTCTGCAACCATATTATTTACATACAATTTAAACTTGTCATAGTTGCCATCAATGTATTTTCTTTTAGGTGTAAATCTTGTTCTTTGATCTTTTAATCCAATGTTCTGTACATCATAGATAGTTTCATCTTCTATATATAAATTATCATATGTACCATTAATAACATCTACGACATTTTCTAAATTAAACTCAGCCATCTTTTCATCTGTGCCACCTTTTAATCTTTTGAAAACGAGTAACTTGGTTACATATGGCTTCATCTGATTCCAGTGCTGTTGCTTTACATCTGTTTTAGCAAGTATAGATTCTAAGCTTTTATCAACCGAAGTAGTTACTGCATCAGGTATAAACTCTTGCACAACTAACTTAATGTTTTCATTTAAATCTTTTTCATTTGCAGGTATCCTTGAGAAATAATTAAAGGCATCAACAATGTCACCACCATTTGCTCTTGCCACTGCATCAATAGCATTAAACTTAAAATACTCATCATCATATCCTTGTAACTTAGCTCTGCCATCTTTTGTATATGCAGTATTTTTCCACATATCTAATACTCTTGATAAGTACTGTGTCTTTTGTTGCCTAGTAGCTCCTGATAATGCAGTTAAGGTTGTAACATCACGTATCTTAAATAGATCGTGCATTGATGTTGGCACTACTGATTGACCTCTTACCATTCTTAGTGCCATGTCATATTGCTCTTTAGGCATAGTTAATAAACTAAAAGAGTCTACATTTGTTCCTAAGTTTTGACTTAAACCTGCATTAAGACCATCTCTTACTTTTTGTTCATTTTTTAATATTCCACTAAAGGGTTGTGATCCATTTAATATATTTGCATAAGAGCTTGTAGTATATTCATCACCTAAAGCTGTAGCCAACTTATCTGCATCACCTGATCTATTACTAATCTCTCTAGTAATAATACCCATATCTGTTCTTGAAAGGTTTAGATTATTTTTAAGATCAAATACTTTTTGTAAGTCATCTATCTTTACTGCACCATTTGATATATCAATGATAGTATCAATTAGTTTCTGTGATGGCTTTCGGCTTTGCATTAATTGCTCAATGCCTTTAATAGCTGTGCCATTCTCACCTAACTTATCTACAACTTGTCTTATAGTACCAAGTGCAAGACTTCTTCTAAGTTCTGATTGTAGATCGGCTGCTTTTGGTGCTTTTATATGACCATCTTGAACTAGTCCATTTATTTTATTTGTTATATCTAAGACTGTTTCATCAATCCCTTTTTGCATTTCTGCCAAAGTTTCAGGACCTTCAACTTCAGAAAACTCAAGGTTATCTCGTGCATATGTAAGACCAATTAAATTATTAATATTATCTTGTACAGTTAATAAAGTGTTTTGTGCAGCTACTCTTTCATCTCTTGCTATAGTATCATTCAATATCTTATTTGAATGTAGTACTCTTTGATTAGTTATCTTAGTAATGAAATCAGGTATATACTGATCCATCCCATTGTCTTTAAAACTTTTAATATGTCCTTCAATATATTGATTAGCTGCCAAATCAAAAGCATCTTGGTCGTATTGATTCTCAGCTTGCAACTTGCCAAACTCTTGTTTTGCCATAACTGCTATAGCATTGCTATATCTTTCAGCTAAAACCTTTTCTGCATATGGTGTACCTACTTGAGTAAAGTTAGCCTTTTCAAATACAAGTTTGCCATTATCAGCTACAGCTAATGTCTTGGCTCTTTTTACATCATCTTTGATTGCATCTTTTCTAGCTTCTTCCCAAAATATTTTTTGCATAGAGTTACCAAACTCAGCTACTGCATTACCTAGTTGCACTGCACCTGTGTCAGCAGACACTACACCAACTGGCTTATTTCTAAATGTAGTCTGTTTTGATTTAACGAACTCTACCATTATGTTATTAATCCCATTCTTCTATTTGCAGGTACATATGGTGAGGATGGCAATCCACCACCTGTCATTGTGCTTGCTTGATATGCACCACCTATCAATGATCCAAATGCTTTATATCTATATGCCCTTGATATATTGTTTGCTTTTGTAATTGCCATTACAGCTTGTTGTGAATACTTACTTTGCTCTGCTAAGTTTTGATAATTAGATCTTGCAGCTAATGTTTTGTTATCTCTTTCTGCTTTTGCAAGTATTGCTTTATATGATCTGTCACTGCCAACATCTCTGCCACTCACACCTGCTATTGCAGCATTTGCACTTTTAAAAGCTACTAAATTTTGCATAATATCACTATGTTCTTGTAAAGCCTGTAACCTTCTGATTTTGCCTTGTGTTTTAATATTACGTGCAGTTAAAGCACTTTCTGCTTTTGCTGCTCTTGATGCTTGCATATTACCAAGAAAGCTTATACCTGCTGATGCTATTGCTAATCCTAATTGTAAACCCATTAAAATGCCACCTCTACTATCATACCATTAATCTGTAAATCTAAGGGAAAAGATTGTGACACTATAACTCTAGGGTCACGACTATAGCCTAATAACCTAAACTCTTCTTTACCAGTTACAGCAGATCTTTCCATAAAGCCACCAGTTACAGTATCCGTTGTATTCCTTATTACTAAGTCTCTACTTGTTGATGATGTGCTAGGTCCTTGCACACTTACAGCAAGTGTTGAATGTAAATCTAATATGACTTTTGGTATTTGTCTAGGCTCTCCAGTTAAAGGACCACCTTGTATGGCGGCATCTATAGGCAGGGTTTTTAACGTAGGAGAAAATGAGTAACCTATAAATGCCTTCGTTAATCCACTTTTAACAGCACTTGCATCTATCTGTCCACCACTTATTGTAAATGTACCCAAGAAGTCATTACCATTTGTAGCTTTGACTACAGCATCATTTGCAAAATGAGATGTAAGACTGCCAAACACACTAGCACTTCCAGTAAATTCATCACAAAAATCCATAGGCATATCTGTTTGAAACTCTTCTAAAAACAGTTTAGTTGTGCCTGATCCATCATCTCTAGCACAAACCACAAACAATCTTTCATGGACAGAACATATACTGTGCCATAATCCTTCGGTATCCCAAAGACTCCAACCTGCTTTTTGATCTCCTCTTACAGAATAAAATACAGCTATAGTGCCATCATTATTTATAAGAAAAGCATATGACTCACTTCGGTTCAAAGCACCTTTAATAGATGTTTGTTGTACTGGATCTAATATAAGATGTGGTGCTAGACCTGATACAGCCACAGAAGTATAAGCAGCTTCTGCATCTGTAAATAAAAACTCTCTCAATGCACTTCCAGTTTTCTGTATAAACAATGTAGCACCATCAAATACAGTAGGCTTTACAAAGCTTGATCCAAAAGGAGTTTGTCTTCTTATCTGTGCATTAGCAGGTGTAACTGGTTTGCCTTGAACAGTAGGAATAAATAACTCAGCACCACTAGTAAATATTTGCAGATCTCTGTTTGATACTAAATGCCTAATAGAAAAGATCTCACCTACATTTGCAGTAAGATCTAAAGCATCATTATCCTCACCATCACCAATATCAAAATTAAAAAACAATCCTGATTTGCTACCCCATATGCCATCAGGCTGTGCTAATGTGCCACCAAACCAAAGTCTGTTTTGATGAAATGTAACAGCAGCAGGATATCCTCTTAATGCAGAATAACTTTGCTCTGCCCATTCTGTTGTTGCACCTGCTGAAGAAACACGAGGACTACCACCACCTATAGCACTTGAGGTAGCTGTATGTGATGAAGTAAACTCATATTTGTTTTCATCAATAACTGTAATAGTTCTTGTGCCATTTATTTGTGCAGCACTTATACCACCCAAGGCACCTGATCTATCAATAACTACAGAAGCTCCAGTAGCTAAACCATGCAATGCTTGTGTTACAACTACTGTAGATGAGCCATCAATAGTTTCCAAACTATCTACTGGTAATGTTTGTCTAATAGTTCCCTTTACATCACCAGTTGCAGTTGTTGAATTTGTAACACCAGTAATTCTTACTCTTGTTTCACCTATAAGAATATCTGTACCAATATGTTTAGACGGACTATCTGTATTAAAATATGCAGAACTTGTAGTAAGAGTTATACCAGTTCCACTTGTTGCACTTGGTGTTATTGTTGTACCCAATGCTTGAAAACTAAAGTATGGTTGAAAGATCTCATTGCCATCTCTTGATTCATCAAAAGCATATGAAGATACAGCAAAGGTTGTAAGTCCAGTACGTTCTAATATCTTTGTTGGAAATGTATTGTGACAAATAAACATAAGATCACCTTGCTGTGCAAATGTAATCTCTTCAAGGTATGGTTTAGATGTTGTATTAACTAGCCATGACTGACTAGTAAGTGATTGTATAGATGACACTAAACCAGTAGTAGGACTAATTTGAAATATCTCAATCCTTGTATTACTAAATGCTATTATATATTTTTCATCATCTGAAAATATAAAAGGTTCTATTCTTACAGTCTGTCTAAGATTTGCTATGTCTGTATAGCTAGGTGATGTGCCAAAATTATGTATTCGTTTTGTGCCAGTTCTTTTTTTCAAACCACCTTCTGATCTAATAAAAAAGTTTCTTACTTGCTCTGCTGCATTTGTATATACTTTTGTATCTGTACGAGATGTAAGGGATGGACTAACTTCACCAAACTGAAAGTTATTTAATGGCACTCTAACTCTAGCCATTAACTTCTCCTAGTTGTAATAAATCTTGATGTAGATAGTTTTCTTGTGGTCTGTTGTTGAGCATCAATGTTTCTAGCTTTAGCCATTAACTGATTGGCTTTTGTTTCCATCAACTGCATAAGTCTATCATCTCTAGCTATTGATGTTGCAAATATAGATGCCAAAGCATATTGCAATGCTAAAGAAAAGTATGATGGGAAGTCAACCTCATCTGCTCTAAATGTATAATCTGCAATTAACGTATCTGTACTTGTTGCATCACTAAATACTTTGTCACCGTATACTGTAAAGTCAATTAGCCTATCATTAATAGTTACTGCATGGAGAACTAATAAATCACTAGGAAGTTGGTGTGCTATATCAAACCTGCCAGTAGGTGCATCTGTTAATTGATTTAATACAGCTTGCTCTGTAGCAAATCGCCATCTTGCTGTAGAAAGCATGGCTCTAACCGTATCTTCATACATATTAGTTGCTACTAAGGCTTCGGTACTAGAAGAGTCAAATGAAGTAATAGGCTCTGCACCAATTAAAACCAATGCTCTTGATGCTATATCTATTGCTGTATTTGCTACTGTACTTGCCATATAAAGATAGGGGGATTGCTCCCCCTACTCCTAGTCTGTGTCGGTTACAGTAATTGCTGTTCCATCTGAAATATCAACCACTGATCCAGTGTTTGATAAAACAAGAGCTACACTTAATGTAGGTGCATCACTATCCAATACGAATATTGCATCACCAACATTGAGCATATTTGCAGCATCATTAAAATAACCTGAAGCTCTTACGACAGTCATTGCATCTGTAGAATCATAGTACCATAGACTATGACCTCCACCACCTGCCATTTTTGTTAAACCACTTGCACTATAAGCCATTTAAACCTCCCTTAGTTGTTGTCAAGAAGTTCATAGACACCATTGTTATCAATAACAACAGCACCCATAGACATCATTGAGGTTGCTAAATGTGACACTTTCTCAGGTACATAGTTTAGTTCAGTACTTACATCAGCACCAATTCCTAAACCAACTGCACTTGTGTGGTACACCATGTTCTTACCTGCTGTGATAGCTGAGGTTGAAAAGACCTTAAATCCTAAGAACTCTTTCATGCTCATGCCACCTGCATATGGTAGATTCTGCTCACCAACAAAGTCAGATGATGCAAACTCAGTAATTAAGAATAAGTCAGCATATCCCTTTGGGTGCATAGCAATATATCTGCCACCATCTTCAGGTATATTATTTGTACCAAAAGTTTCAAATGCACTAAGTATATCTGCCTTCTCTACAGCAGAACTAGTGTCATGTAGTTGAGTTGAATTAGCACCTGAATCCATTGCTGTGTAAAGCAATTCGTCAGTTTTTCTACCAAGAGCAGCAGCGGCTGAAGTCGCAACTGCTTGTCTCTCGTCAATGTTAGTCTTTAATTCGTCTAACTTGTCGATAAACTCAGCAGCATAGAAGTCAGACATTGTGACATCTACTGTGGTATGTGTTAATTCCATTGGTGTTACTTGTCCGTTTCGAGACTTTGTACTTGCTGATCCAGTACCAATCTTCTGAAATCTTGCTGTACTTCCACTCACATTGCTAACAGTACGGACAGTATTTCTTAATTTACTACCCATTCTTTGATAAGCTAAATGAACTTCTGTCTCGAACTGGGTAATAAAGGCTTGATCTATTGTATTAGCCATTTCAGTTCTCCACTTAAAAGTTAATGTTACATTTTACTAGTTATCCATTGTTAGCTTCATCTAGTTATCCGTTAGGGCTATCAGCTACAAACTGGGCTATATTCTCTATTTACCAAAATTTTTTTACCTTTGCAACGTACAAATCGCAAAACAGCATAACCATTAAGCATAATAGGACTTTCTATAATATCAAATCCTATATAATCTAACCATTGCAAGGTCTGATTATGATCAGCAGGTACTATATTTTCTAGCTGATAGTACTGATCTTGATAATAATCTACTACTGGTTTGCACCATTTAAGAAACTTTCTTTGTATTTTATGTATATCATATGTACCTAATGCCCATATCTTACCTATCATATTATCCATAATAGGATTACAACCAAAGATAAATGCAGGATTTCCATCTACCATTACTGTATAACTTTCGCCATTAGGCTCACGAATACTAGACATCAATGCACGAAAAGGTGTAGCACCATGTATTATACATTCACGTACATCTGCATCTCTAAGATTATTTTGAAGATAGTTTATATGCTTACTACTAGCTTTTACTATAGGGTATCCATCATAGATACCCTCTCCACTAAAGTGTCTTAAAGCCATCTGTCACTTCTTGAACAAATGCCCTATCTCTTCTAGCAGGATCATAGTATCTTGGATCTCGCATCTTTGCCATAAGATCTTCAATAGTTTGTTTTGCAGGTGCAGTGGCTTGATTGTTAGGTGTAGACTGTTGCATAGATCTTTGTATAAGTTCTAATGCTTTGATACCTTCAGCACTAGTGCCAAGCTCTGCCACAGCATCCCTTAATTCTTCAGGAAAAAACTTTTGTACAAACAGTTGTGTAGCTTCTACTCTTGCATTTGCATTATCACCAAGATCCTTTTTAACTTGTTCAAGATCAGGTTGATTGCTACCAGTATGCTCTGCCCATTTAGTAATACCTTCATTAAACTCATCTTGTGATAAACCATTTTCCCATGAATAATCTGCCCACCATTTAAGTAAAGGATTAGTTGCAGCTTCTGCTTCATCTAATATTTCAGGTATTTGATAGTCACCTGAAGATGCAGGTCTATTAGCATAAGCTTCTGTTTCTAACTCTTGTAACACAGAAGATCTTATATCTTCTTCCTTTTTACCTTTCCATGATTCCAACTCAGAGTATGACTTTACCATGTCATCCCAAGTCTTAAACTTCTCAGGCAAACCTTCAGGTCTTGTTGGTTCAGCTACAGACTCAGTAGATGTGGGAGGCACACTCACTTCTGTTGGGGTGTCTGTAGCCGATTCTGTTGATTCTATTGGAGTTGCTTGTTCTTCACTCATTTACTTATCCTTTTTGAATGTTGAATTCTTTTTACTAATAATGCCACTAAGTATCGTTGTCCTTCCAAATGCCTTAACTCAGCATCAGATATATTAGGACCACTAACTGCATCAGTAGTAATTGATTTTAAATACTGCATCATCTCCATTCCATTTGGAGTTTTAAATACAGATTCTATGACTTTGGAAATTTGTTCGTCTTGTTGTTTGGGTCTAGGATATCCGTCAACCCCCAAGTGTTGCGGCATTAGGTAGTTCTCCTTGTTGTTGCATTTGTTGTACCTGCTGTGCCATCTGCACTAACTGCTGTCTTTCATCTGCATCTCTAATCAAATTGTCAGGCACACCAAATTTCTTTGCTAAGAATAGAGCAGTTTCTTCAGATGAAATTAATATATTCAATATCTCAGGACCGAATGAATTAGCAACAGTTTGTAGAAAACGATTAAGAGAAACAATATCTTGATTGCTTTGAGCTTGTGCAAGGGGAGACACACTTCTTATCTTTACTTCTCTACCATTGACTGTCGGTATTTCAATTCGACCCTGCTTCTGTAATATGTAGACAACCCTTTGTAATAATGGTTGCACCATCTCAGATTGCAGTCTACCAAATGCTGATCCTATCTTTCTTGATAGATCAGCCATACGTTCTGCAACCTCTGTAGCTGATGCAGGTGTCTTATTAGGATCACCTAACATATCATTATACAAGGCTCTCTTTATATTATTCCTCATGTCATTTAAAATTAAATTAGCAACATCAAAAGAACCTGCTGCTCTTATTGGTTGCAATCCTTGTGAGTTTGGTGCTTTTGGAATCACTGTGCCGGGGACTAAGTTTATTGTATCAACATTAATAACACCATCATCATCAATCTGATAGATTCCTGATATAGCCATTTGTGCATTTTCAAGAATCATTTCTATTGTTAGATTACAAGTCTTGATTGCACTAAGAGCATTTAATGCAGGACCTCTGCCATATATCTCACCACTGGCTTTGCTCCATCTAAATGCAATAAAAGGATTTGATCCTATGCCTTTATATATTTCAGACATAATCATTTCTTTATCTGTTATATCTATTATATAAAAACCATACTTCTCTTCGTTAGGATCATCATATAATTTACAAGACACCTCTAATATTTTGCATTTACCTTCAGGATCTCTTGTAATTCTTTCTGCTATCTTTGGAGTAAGAACTGCATTAGGATATGCTACTGGCATATCTTCATTCTTTATTTCTCTTTCCCTATAAACATGATCTACTTTCCCATCAGGTCCAGTATCTAAAACAACATGAGGCAAAGGTATTGATTGAAATCTTATTGGATTGACTGCATCACCTTCCATGACACAAAGCACAGCAGTACCAAGTGCCAAGTCTATAAAGCACTCATGTATCTCTTGTGCAAAGTTTGATGTTTGTAATATCTCAAATACATAATCAGTTACAGTATCAAGTGCATTATTTACATCATCTCTTTCTGCTTCAGGAACTTCTTGCCCTGTAACAAAGTCTGCCCATCTAGCAAAGTTTGGTGTTAATCCAGACTGTAGTCTTGATGCAAACTCTTGTATTCCTACGACTGCTGTTTCATCAAATATTCTGTCATCTCGTCTTTCGCCAATCGTAACAGTTTTAAATCCTTGACGTTGTGGCAAACAAAAATCATAGATTTCATCATAGATATCTTCAAAGTGTAGCCTATGAGATTTGGCTCTCTCAAAGTTTTGAAGTAAATTTTCTACAGTCTTTTCGTGCATTAGTTATCGTATTCGTTATAGAAACCTATGCCACCACCTGAACCACGTAGCAATGATCTCCTACCACTACCCTTTCTTTTTGCAGTAATATTTTCTTCAAGTACATCTTGTCTTGCTTCTTTTCTTTTTTCAGTCTCAATTTCTTTTTGAGCTTCTCTTTCCATTTGTTCTTCTTTTTCTTCCTTTGTGGGAGGAGGAGTTGAAGGTCTGCTGCCACCTAAGCACATAGTAATCTCCTTACATTCTTGACCATAAACCTACTCTTCTTTTCTGTTTAGGTCTGCGATTAAAGACATCATACTCTACTCTAGCATTAAAAGTTTCAATCTTTTTATTCATGCCTAGTACCTGCCTTCCCTCACCTGCACCCAACATCAAATACTGCATAGCATCATGGATATGTGAGTATCTATCTTTGAGAGGTTTATCTTCATATCGCTCTCCTGATACCTGAAGTCTGCGATATTGATAACCCCCCTCAAATCCTTTTACCAATTCTTTGCACCTAAAGTCAATTAAAATTCCTGACAAGCCATCAACCATACGATTTAATACAGACGATACAGACTCAATTCTCAAAGCAACATCATTACTTTGTGTAGGTCTTGCACTCAATCCTGCACCCCTTAATATCTGAAAAGGTGTTGATTCATCAGTCTGAGATCTAAAGTCACCTGCTGGGTCACCATATATATGTACCTCGCAGTTAGCATATCGTGTTGCTATTTCAGCACGTAACAGTTCTGCAAACCTAACAACCCCCATATCAAATGCCACAATCTCTTGTAGTATAAGCCATCTGCCACGAACCTTTTGCCCAAAAACAGCAGCAGGTGTAAGACCAAAGTCCAATCCTATATACAGTGGTACACCATCAGCTACTGGTATTTCTTCTTTAGCAACATGAGTTTCATGCACAAACATATTGTAAACTGGTTTACCATCTTGGATACTACCAAGCCTATTCATTACATAAACATCAATCCAAGACTTTGTTTTACCTTGAACCAAGTTAGGATAATATGATTCTAAAATATTATTTCTATTCTCTGCTTTGTCATTTGGCTTGTATCCAGTAACAACACCATCATCATCTTTTTCTTCAATCATTCCACTAGGCTGTGTAAAGAACTGCCAGTTATCAGGCTTTACTAACATACGACTTTCTTCCAAAGAAATATGATCAGGTACTGGAACTTCACCTGACATAATCGACCACCAATGATCTTCTTCAGGACTATTAGTATCACAGATAACACCACTCCAAGTAGCACCACCATCTTTGACACTAGGATATCTGCCAACCCTCATAGTGCAAGCATCAATAATAGACTTAGGTATTTCCCTAGCTTCGTTGACCCATACCCCAGTAAGTTCTAATGATAATAATTTTTTTACATCTTCAGGTCTATCAAGTGCAAGGAATATAACTTCCATCTCAAGATCACCTGCTGCTATGTTATGAGTATATGGCACAGACCAAGCAAACTTTCCCCAATCTTCTTCAGGAAACCAATCAAGCCAAGTCTTTATAGTTGTTGTTCTTAGTTGTGGGTTGGTGTTTCTAATGATTGCCCATCTGCTTTTTCTTTTACCTGACTTATCAGGTTCTTGTAGTAAGGCTCTTCTAAAAATTTCTATACTGCAAGCAACAGACTTGCCACTACCA